GGCTGGCGCCGTCGGGGCTTCGGGCGTTTCCGCTGTTCCGGCTGGATTGGTTCCTTCGCTCATTTCTTGCTCTCCTGCACTGCTTGGCCAATGCGCTCCTGTAGGAGCTTGACTATGATTTTTCTATCGGCTGGCGATGCACCGAACCACGGAGAAACTCTCTGATTCCACAGGGCTTTTTTGTAATCCTGGGCGTTCGCGAATCCGATCTCGATCACGATTTGAGACCGATCCTGGTTGACGCTCACGAGGTGGAGCGAGCGGAGCATAGAGCCGGACATCGTGAGGTTTCGGACACGAGGATCGCGCCCGCGCTTCTGTCGGATCGCCGCGTAGGTCTTCGAGTAGCTGGGCATCTGCGAGTCATCAACGCCGACTCCACGAGAGGCGCGGCGCTGGATCTGTGCGATCAGCGCCTGGGCAGCCTCGACCAAGGCTGGGGTCAACCCGTCGAAGGCCTTGCTTGTGTCTGGTTTTTCGGTCGTCTCGACCCGCATATCCCGTCCTGCGCGTAAAGGTGCACAGCTACAGGGTAGAGCGGCTTAGATCGGGCGCGCAAAAACCATTCAGGAATTTTGAGGCAAGGGATGAATTTTGGTGGGGATTTTCTTAGACAGGGAGGGGGCCAGATGTAGAAAAACCGCGCTGATACTTGGCGGTCTCACGCGGTTCTTCTGCAGAAAGCTATTTACTCACAACCCCTTACGGGCAGGAGCCGCGCAAGGTTGCAAGAGGATACTACCAACCCCTCGCGCTGCGGTCAACCTATTTCTTCCGACAGAGGTGGTCGTAGCAACTCTCTCCGCTCGCGCAGTCGGCGTTGGAGTAGCAGCCAGGGCGCCAGCAGTAGCCCTTCTTGGGGAGGGGCCGACCAACACTGCACACGTCGAGCATACAGTCGGCCCAGGGGTCGCACTCTGAGGTCGTGTCACAGCGACCGAACCCGACACAGGGAGGCCAATCCTTCTTCGACAGGACGGGCCTCTTGACGCACGTTCCCGCCGAGCAATTCTTCGCCCATCGAGCCGCGGGATCGCAGCAGAAGAATCCCTCCTCACATGGGTGACCGTGCGAGCATTTGGGGGGCGCGTCTGCGACGTTCTCCACCGTGGACGCGTCGGCTGTCGGCTCGACGCTGGGACTGCTCCCACAGGAGGAGAGCCCCCAAAGAACCGCGAGTGTTGCCAGGGCTGTAATGATCGTCCACCTCATAGTCTATCTCCTACCGGCTGCGTTGGCGCGGGCGATCCGCGCGTCTGTGGCTTTGGGTACGCCAGCGGCTTTGATATAGGCCTCCGTCACTGGCACCCACGAGTGGCGGCAATTATAGCCACCCCCGTAAGAATTGGTAGGGAGGCCCTGCCCGTTTTTCAGACGGCGCCGCTGTCCAGCCGCCAAGGCGTACCCCTCCAGCTCGTGACAGAACCCCCGCGTGGCCCGGTCGTCTGGCCCGACGTAGAGCCAGTAGACGTCACCAGGCAGCTGCGATGCGGCCTGCGCTGCGGTCTGTCGCTGGAGTCCACCGAGCGCCGTGCTGGTGACGGTCCGGGCCTGGGCGAGCGGCTGCTGTGTGAGGTCTGCCGCGATGCGGGCGAGCTGCCCGCGTGGGATCGGAGTAGAGGCCGCCTGGTTGAGCAGGCCAGCGAGGCCCTTATTGAGAGATTTTGTGACGACCTCCACCTCTTTCATGGCCCGCTGAGCAAACACGAGCTTCGCCCGCCTCGACACGGCAGGCACAGCCAACCCCAGCTCGTCGAGCAGCGGGGAGGCCGAGAGGATCGCCGGTTCCGAGAGCGCCCCGATCTGGGCAGCGACGGCGCCGGGGAGGTCGATCTCCTTCAGGATCGAGGTAGCCGAGCGCCCGCCGATCAGACCGTCAGCGTCCACAGGTAGGGCGCGCACAGCTGCGACGATCGCCCGCTGGAGTGAGGCAAAGAGCGGGTCGGCCTGGCGCAAGAGATCGTCGACGAGAGCTGCTCGACCGTCTGATCGCAGACTGGATACTCATGTCTCGGCGTCCTCAGTGGTCGGGCCTTCGGCGTCCATCGGCGGTGGCTCGGGAGTCAGTGGCTCCATCGCTGGGATCGCCAACCCTGCGCCCTCTTCGAGCTTCTCCTCTTCGATCTGCTCGATCTGCTGTGGGGTGTAGCCCTGCTCTCGCTGGGCCTGGGCGACCGAGATCACGCCGGAGCGCAGTTGGATCTCGTGGAGCTGCGCGAGCTCGAGCGGAGAGGCTGACGCACCCAGCTCTGCCCAGTCGAGCTCGAGCCGCCCCTCTGGCAGTGCAACCCCCGCATCTACAGCGAGGACAGCGCGCGCCACGCTGTAGAGGCGCTGCTCCCACATCTCCCAGATCATGCGCTGCTGCGCCCACACTGCCTCCTGAGAGCGGAGCTTGATTGAGAGGGCGTATCCGCTCTGAGCATCGAGGGAACCACGCACAGACTCGGGCCTGATCCCGTAGAGCGCGAGCGTTTGGGCGGTTGCGTCAAGCATGGTCTCCAGGTGTTCGCGGAGATTGGCTTGCATGTCCAGCGCGCCGATCTGCGAGTTCTGCCCTCGCACATGGACCCACGAGGCGGGATCAGAGAGTACCTCGAATGGGACTTCTCCGTCATTCCGCACCCACCCCTGCTTATGGCTCTGCAGGTGTCTCAGGTGGTTGTGTTCGGTCTTCGCGGTGGCTGCGAGGTAGGTGGCCTGCTCTAGCCCGAACGAATCCTCGACCTGCCAATACCCAGAGGCCGGGTAGCTCGCGAGCGCGACGACGTAGGGGATCAGCCCATAGCGGTTGGGTTCCCGGCTTTTAGGCTGGTAGGCTTTATCGAAGATCACCTGCTCCTCATCGTCCCACGCCTCGAACGTCCCGTCAGACCGCTCGATCACGATCAGGCGCAGCTTGGTGCGGTCAACGTGATCGTGTTGGACGAACACCCGATGTGAGGGGATCAGATCGACGATCACGCGCTGCTCACCCTCTGGCACCATCGGGCTGATTACGATGGACCGCGTGGCGTAACAGATCCGGGCCGCCTGGTCGAGCGCCATGTCGAGCGCCCCGTCTGCGGTGTACGGATCGAGCGGGTCCTCTCCGTCCACCGACTCCACGCCAGCGACTGAGCGCTGCGGAGGCTTCGAGTAGATCTTCGCCAGCTCGTCAGAGGCCCACCGCAGCGGGTTGATTGAGATGTCGAGTTGCTGCTCTAACAGCCTGTATGTCTGGTCACTGAAGCGGGCCTTCAGGTACTGCTTGAGCAGATTATCCCAGTCATTGCGATAGATCTTGTAGGTCTCCCGCTGGCTCTTCATCCGCTCGCGCTCGTCCTTGGCCTCCCAGGCCTTGCGCCATCCCATCGAATCTGCTGCTGCAATCGGCTCTTTCATCGCTCTATCTCCTCCGTGGTAGTTGCTCTACTGGTCTCACGATACTCACCGCAGGCATCGGGCAGAGGTTGACGACAGCGTACCGCAGCGCGTCGCGGACGTGGTCGTATTTCCCGTCTTTGATCGGCTGCCCATCCTGTGGTTTTCCCTTGCTCTCGTGTCGTCGTGACTCCTGGATCGACCGGACGATCCCGCGCTCTGTTGGGTCGTCGAGGAGGCGTGGGTGGAAATACAGCGAGGGCGGCCCGTCGTATGGCTTGAGCTTCCCACGCATCGCTGTAATGCCCGATGACACCGAGCGCTTCACTGGGTCAGTCGTCCACTTGCAAGCGAACCCTCGCCCCTCCAATACTGAGACAGAGGAGAGGTGCGTGGCCTCGCTGCGGTGGCGCCCTGCCACGTCGATATAGACGGTCCCAAGGCTGCGCCAGTTGCGCTCGTATTTCATGCGCTCCCAACGGTCAGGCATCCACAGTGTGGGCACGTCGTCGAGCATCAGCTCATCGAGTACGTGGATGCAGTCTTTCGCCCCGTGTGTCCGGCACCATGGGTAGTGTTGGAAGAAGAGCGCGGCGCTCTTGTCGGCGGCCGGGTCGAGGGCGATGTCCACAGGATAGAACGAGTCATAGAGATCCGGGTTGGAGGTGTGAATCTCCTCGGAGTATTCGGGGAAGACGCCACCCCCCATGTGCATCCACTCGCCATTGACGTAGCTCTCGTATAGCTCCGGCGGCAGCGAGCGCTTCAGCCGATCGTAGTAGTCGGCCTGAAGGTTGGTGGCGTTCTCGTCGGTGCGCGCGACGATCTCCGCGAAGTCGGGGTTGTCGCGGAAGCGCCGGGCGATCCAGTTGAGTTCGGGTGTGGTGAACAGCCCCTCGAAGGGGTATGGAGCATCGACCCGGATGCGGCTCATGAATTTGTCGTAGCTCGCTTCCGGCCAGTAGCGCACCTCGTCACCGAGCGCCCAAGCGACGTTGCGACCGTCGAGGCTGTCCGGCTTATGCGCCCCTGCCCACTGGATTGAGGAGCCGTTATTGAGCCTCACGACCCGCTCGATCTTGTTGACGCTGCGGTAGGTTCCGGCCTGCTGGAGCATGAGGATCAGCGGTCGGATGATTTCCAAGTAGCAGTGATTGAGATTGTGCGAGCAGATTAGCCCGCTGTGCCCAGGGTTGAGGTGGGCGAGCCGCTGGCCTGTAAAGATGGTTGTGTTAGTCTTCCCCGTCCCCACACCTGAGCGCCAGAACAGCCGACGACCCGGCCGCATCGCACGGAGCCAGCGCTCCTGCGCCGGGTTGGGTGTGTAGGGGATATGGCCCATTAGCGCTGAATCTCCTCCAGGGTGAACCAGGTCGTGTTCTCGCGGCACTCGTCGTGATCTCTGCACAGCCAGACGAGCCCATACACACGGACCACGGCAGACTGAGGGAGCCACCTCTGGCAGCAGCGACACTGATGGGTGGGCGCCGTGCGGTCACTCGTCTCCGGCATCGTCATCCTCCATCCATTCGACCTGGCCGCTTCGTCTTGCGTTCTTTTGCCGAACCTCTGCTCTCAATTGCTCATCTGTCATGTGTACCTTTCTCCAAAATACACATTCTGGTATCGGGTCATCATGTCCCAACGACTCGCGCCGGAGAGACGCTGCGAGGCGAACGTGCTTCTTCGCCTCTTTGGCATACCCTCTACTGCGCCACTCTCTCGCCCAAGCGATGTGGGACCTGATTCGCCCTTTGAGATTTTCTTTCATTCCAGCCACTGCCTCGCTGGGGGATATGGTAGCTATATCCATCACTCCTCCTCGCCTCCCTCGTCATCCTCCATCCATTCGTCCGAATACTCCGGTCCGCTGGTCACTTTGCTTGGAGGCGGCTTGTCTGGCTCGGAGGCTTTCGGTGGAGCCCAATCTGCGCGCGCCTGGTGCTGGAGCCATGCGAGTGCGTACTGTGGGTAGATCTCCTCGCGGGTCTCGCGAACCTCCTCGACCACGCGCATCCTGCCGTCCTCGCCTCGCTCCAGCTTCTTTCTGATGACCTTTTTCTTGGTGCCGGTGAATGCTTTCTTGATGCATTTCTCGGCCTGTGCGCGGGTGTAAGCCCTCGCTTCTTCTATAGTATCCAGCAAGTCTATGTAGCGCTCGTCACCGCTGCGACCCCTCTGGAGCCAGCTGTACCACGTACTCCGGGGGACTCCACAGTTGAGGGCGGCGGTGACCGGAGCCTCCCCCGCTTTAATCCGTCGGACGATCTGGCCCTGTAGCGCTGGTGTCAGTGTCGTGGGTCGTCCCATTATCTCGCAATCCTCGACTGCTGAATGTGTGCGATCGTGCAGAGTTCGCTACAAAAATAGTAGGTCTCCGGGGGCTTATCCGCAATGTCCCGATAGCTGTGGCCCTCGGACCACCAGGCGAACGGTCGGGAGCAGTAGTCGCACGGGCGGCTCGTCAGAGCGTCCCACCGATCGGCGATCCATGCGGTGGCTCTGTGTTCTCTGGATCGACACACGTGGTAGTTGATCCAGGTCCTGCTCACCCCACACTTGCGCGCCGCCTGGGCAGGGGTGAGGCCCGACTCGATCAGCCCGTACACCCGCCGCAGCTTGGCCTCGTGATCCCGCCTCGCCATCGGCTTACTCCTCCTCTCTTGGCACGAGGACCAGGGCCGTTACGGTCTCAACCTCGCCGTCCTCTCCCGCCATGAGGACATCGCGCACCAGGATGTCCTCCACTTCTAAAACATCATGCTCCGGATCAGTCACTGGGAGCATGACGGGCGCGTCGTCGTCGAAATCTCGAAGGGCCCATCGCAACTGTTGAACGTTCATTCTCCTACTCCTCTTTTAGCTCGCCAAACGCCTCGATACACTCGACACAGATCCAGTGCTGGCGCACAGAGACCGATGTGGTCCCGTCACCGGCCGTGAGGCGTGACACGATCCGCACATCGTTATAGCCGCCGCAGATGAGACAGATCGCCTGATTTGTTGGGTCGATACCAGACGAGGTCATTAGCATTTTTGGGAGTACGCCCATTTAGCTCTCCTCCTCTTTTGGCGCAGGGGTGGCGCTCAGAGCCACGACCGATACGCACCGTGGACAGAGGTGGACCTCCACATCCCTCGGCGCCCCTCGATGTCGATCGAGTTTCTCGTCCTCCAGATCAAACGCAACGAGCGTCTTGAGCACCAACTCACGATCACACAGGTCGCAGTAGTATTTCTCTCGAATCACCTCACACCTCCTCTGGTCGTCTAGTCTGGCTCCCTGTCCCGCCGAGTACGTCTCCGGCGGGCAGCCCCTCCTCTGCATCTAAATCGAGGGCGTCCCATTCCCCACGGCACTCCTCGCTGCAGAAGTACATCCGCATGACGATCCCCCCATATCGGTCCAGTCGGCTGAGCCACTCTGTGGGCAGCAGGATCTCCCCGCAGAGGTCGCAGGGGTGCGCCATGATCGCGGCGTATCTCTCGTAGATCCACGCGGGCGCCTGGCCCGCTCTGGCCTGGATCGCGAGGGGTCGGATCTCGTTGTAGCAGCGGGCCGCTCTCGTCGCCTCTGTCATCGTGAGGCCCTTCTCCGCGAGGGTGAGGGCCTTTTGAGCGCGCCTGATCCAATTTATCGCCATGGCAGCGCATCCTCTCCAGCGGCCTCAAGCCGCTCGCTTCGGCACCAGCTGCACTCAGGCACCCGCTCGCGGAGGAGCCGCGTGTGAACGAGTCCACAGTCCATGCAGAGGCGATATTTGATGAGCACTTGAGGCTCTGTTGCGTCTGCAAAGGAGGCTGTCCCCACGAAGGGGGTGCGCCTCGCCCATCGTGCCCACGGGTGGGTTGTCGGCTGCTTCATACCTCCCCCTGGTCGAACCGCTCGCGCCAAAAGTAATGCCAGATCCTCCCGACTCGACGCCGCACGATGCGGCCATCGAGGTAGAGTTTTCTGGTGAGGTTCTGGCAGTCGCTCGGGTTCATCCGCACGATCCGGCTGATCTGCGCCACGGAGACCGGATCCTCGGCCTCCATGATCGCGGTCAGGATCCGCATGGGTTGGGAGGGCTGCCCCGTGGGCGAGCAGGCGATCTTCGTCATAGCTCCGCCTCATCTGGATCTAGCTCCTCCATCACGCGACCCCAGCGGCCATCGAGCCTGTATTCGTAGGGCACACGGCAGAGACTCTCTGTCTCGGGGTTACGGCGCCGCTTTCGCCTGAGCACCCCCATCCTGTGGAGGCGAGCGAGGTCCTGGTAGAGCACGGCGGGAGAGACCCCGATCCTATGACGCAGGAGCGCTGACGCGACCTCCTCCCGTGTCAGACTGCGGGGCGCCCACGCGAGGACGTAGACGATTTTGAGCAGCCTCTCTGCGGCCTCGTAGTACCGGTATCTATCTCTGGTTCGAGATTGAGCTGGTGCTGTCATCCTCCCACCCCTCCCCACTGTCGCGGTGCCTTCGACCGGACCGGCTGTGTCCACTCGACCCCACCAGGGACGGAGACGGGGAACGGGTAGCGAGCGCCGCCGCCCCTGGGCGTGGCCCAGAGCATCCCGTGTGTCCGAGCGTAAAAAAACAGGTCGCGGGTCAGGAGTACGTCGTCCATGCAATAGGTACACAGCTCACCCCACCGACCCTGTCGGTAGTATTCGAGCGCCCCTAGCCCGTGGCCTGATTTCCCGCGCCCCAACGTGGCGCGCGCGACGTTCTCCAGCGAGAGCCGGTACCTGAGCGTGGTGACGATCGCGTCCATCAGGTCGCAGTGATCCACAAGTGGGAGGGCTGATGCGAGATGCCTGATCACTGGTAGGTCGTAGCGATTGCCGTTGAATGTCACCCACAGATCGGCGGCCCTCAGCGTCTGCACCAGGCGCTCGATGTCCTCCTGGTCACCCTGGAAAAATCGGAACCTGCCCCAACGCCCAGCGCTCCAGCTGTCCCACGTGCAGCAGACGGACATCCCCGCCTCATGGGGGCGGTCGAAGTCGACCCGCTCTTTGGCCTCGATGTCGAGCACAAGGACCTTCATCGCTCAATCCTCCCTGCCCATCGCCGACAGAGTTCGGCGAGTGTTTGAATTTGCCAGCGTCGCTCGGTGTCCCATGCAGAGGCCCTGACGGTGTACCCAATCACGGCCCAGGCGATAGACTCGACAATCCAAGGGTCGGCCGAGAGAGGAGCCTCATCGGGGGCTACCTCCTCCCCTCGCACCCATGCGAGTCGGGCCTCCAGGGCCTCCCACCGAGCCTCCTCGATCGCCCCGCTCGATCTCTCGTCTCTCGCCAGAGACCGGAGAGCACAGGCGAGCGCGAACCGACACAGCGCCTCCTCGGGGACGCCTCGCAGTAGGTTATTCCCCCAATCCGCCGCGTCCTCCACCGCCTCAATCCACACCGAGAGGCGCACCACAGCAGCCCTCCATTCCAGACTGTCTCCGTACCAGTCGCGCAGGTGGACGCGGGCATAGTCGCGCTCCCACGGCTCGCCCTCGTGGAGCGCGTAGGCGCGTAGGGCCTCAGCGGGTCGGGCTGTGCGGGTCGTTGTGATCAGGCTACTCATGACGCCATCCCCCGACGCATTGCAAATCTTCGCGCCGCGTTCGTGACGACGTATCTGGATCCGTCCTCAAACTCCACAAGCGCGTTGCGTGGCCCTGGGCTAGATGAGGAACAGATAACTTTACATCGCTGGCCCTTTCGACTCGACGAGCGATCCTTGAGATCCCACGAGGCACGGGGGAATTTGTGCCACTGCCAAACGCGATCATAGATCATGACGCCTCCTCAACGATCTCCAAGTGCCGCGCTGGCACGATCTCGGCGCCCCCGTCCTCGTATCGGACGAGGTAGCTGTGGTGTGTCTCTGCGGTCTTTTTCGTCCGCCCGATCTTGGAGGTCAGGACGTTCTCGATCACACCACGACGGGGGACGAGTCGGACGGGGGTTCCCTCAGCGATGGGGGTTGCGTCGCTCATAACACCTCCAAGATCGTACCGAGCCGTCTGAACACCTCACGGAAACGCTCACGCTCCGGCCCGAAATAAAACACCGCCTGCCCCTGTCGTGGAGTCCCGCCCTCGTCGCGGGGCCCCCAGAATCGGAGGCGCCCACAGAGGAGACAGAGAGAGGAGCAGTCAGCGAGGAGGTCTCTAAACCAGCGCGTCTCGGTGGAGTTATTCACGAGCACCACGGCCTGCTTGGTGCGACCACTCGCCCACTCCTCTAGTAGTTTCTCGACGAAGAACGGTAGCAGATCCGAGCTGTAGGGAGGATTGAGAAACACTCTCCCACGCCACTCCTGGAGCAGCCCGTTGTCTTTCTGGGTGAAGAACCAGTTGGCCTCAACCACGCTGTTGGCGCGCGCGCAGCTCGCCGGGTCGAGATCAATCTGACCCATCGCCGTACGAGCTGCCACGATGATCGGCTCGGGGGTGTACCAGTCGTTGGAGTCGGCGCTGGAGGCCTGGATCGTCAGGCCTGGGATGGTGAGCTGGATCGTCAGGCCTGGGATGGTGAGCTGGGTGGTCATGATCCAACTCCCCGGAGCGCGTCCAGCAACTCCTCCCGATTCACCCACGCGGGGTGCTGCTCGTCTGGGACCTCGCGGTGGAGGCCGCGCTCATCGCAGCGTTTTCTGTAGAACTCTAGATCCCCGACTTCGTCACCGAGAGCCCATCCCGCCTCGCCGAGTTCCTCCACGTAGGGCATTCGCCTCATCACAAAGTCCGCGGTGCGGATTGCGCCGATGGGCTTGCCGTACCACTCGCAGTGATCGCACCAGGCGCCGTATGCCTCGCGGAGCAGCTGCCAGCGGTCTCGGGCGTCGAGCCGGACGCGGTTGGGTGGGAGCTTGGGGTTGGAGTCTGGTGCGCTCATGATGCCTCCCGCTGCGCCAGAAGCGTGCCAGCTTTCAGATCGGGCCCCACGTCACTCAGCAGCCATTGCGCTGGTTGAGGCCAGTCTTTGGGGCGAATTTCGTCCGATTCGATCTGTCGGAGGGTGTCCACAGAGAGCCAGAGCAGGTCAGCGAGTTGGGAGAGCAGAAGGCCCTCTGCCATCCTCCAGCGTCGGATCTGCTCGCCTGGTGTCAGGTCAGCCCAAGCGATGTGTCCACAGAGATGAGAGGTGTCGGGATAAACAACGTCTAACCTCTGTTCAACCTTCTGGGGGGTTGAACAGGTAGGTTGAACGCCCTCTCCCCCTTGGTATTCCTTACTTTGTTCAACCGTACAACCTTGATCAACCTGTATCTCCGCGCCCCTGCGCGCGCGGGGGCCCGTGTGAGGATTTGGGTTGTCGAGGTTGAACGGTTGAACAAAGCCGCTTGTACCAACGCCCTGAGGGCGTTCAACCTCTGTTTTTGAGGTTGAACACAGGTTGAACGGTTGAACAGAGCCGCTTGTGCCAACGGTGTCAGACATTTTCATCCCTCACGGTGTAGTAGGTTGAGAGGCGGCCCTTGGCGGCGTAACCTCGGCGATCTCTGTGTCGAATCCAGCCGATACGCTGCATCATCATCCCGACGCGGGTCTGCGCCCTGCGATCCTGTTTCTCCACAGAGAGGCCGATCGCGTCGCTGAGGATCTGGGCTGGCGTCACCTCGGCTTTCCCGAGGAGCCAGTTTTGGATCAGCTCCTCCCACGGGTCGTCCACCTGGCGCGCCTCCTGCTCCTCTCGGAGCAGCGCGCGCTGTTCGTTGTCTGTGGGCCACCAGCCGACTTTTTTTTTGAACAGGTCTACCGCCTCGGCCCAGAGCTGGTCTCTGTCCTCGATCAGCCTCTGCTGATCGATGGCGGTACAGAGGACGGGCCAGTAGCGCCGCCCCCCGCTGGCGTCTCGGATATAGTCAGAGTGATTCACCGTCCCCGCGAACACGCAGGTCCGTGGGACCTCTGCCATGGTGCGAGCGTAGGGAGCCCGATACCGATCCACGGAGGACGAAAAGAACGCCTTGCTCGCGCTGGATTCTGTTCTCATCAGCGAGTCCAGCTCTGCGAGTTCCACGATCCACTTGCCTCTAATGTGCAGATATGCGTCTTTGTCGCCGATGCTCACCTGGGTATCGGCGTATCCCTCTCCTCCTAAGATGGCCAGACATCGGCTCTTGCCGAGCCCCTCGGCCCCCTCTAAGACGAGAACATGATCGGCCTTGCAGCCAGGGCTGTAGGCTCGCGCCACGGCGCTGATCATCCACCAGCGGCCCACCAGGGAGAGATACCTATCGGACTGCTGTCCGAAGGGCTGGGCGCCCAAGTAGGACCGCAGCCACGTCGCCAAGCGCTCCGTCCCGTCCCAAGACAAGCCGTTGAGGTAGTCCTGGAGTGGGTGCCGCTGGTGATGTTTGGCCGCAACCAGCACAGCCCCCGCGATGGGCTCGGTGTTTAGGCTCAGCGCCCACCGCTCTGCGAGCCAGTAGGAGATCCGCAGGTAGTCGTCATCCTGGAGGCCACACGGGTAGTCTCGATCTGTCCCCCCATAATCCTGTGGAAACGGCGGGGCCTTCGTGAACACGGGCATCTGCGCTGCGGCGTCGTAGGCCAGGACTCCACCCCACCGGCGATCGTGGCTCAGGATGCGAGCGGCGTTCAGTCCCTCGCGTCGGAGGCCGATCCGCTCGCCGTCTTTGTCATGCTTCCACAGGAGAGCGTCGCGCCAGTCGGAGGCGCCCCCGTCTTCGGGAGGTGGAGACATGGGATCGTCGGGCGGTGGGGGCTGTGCACCATTGCTGCGCCGCCCCTCGAACACCTCGCCACAGTCTGTGATCGCTCGGTCGATCGTCCGATCGCCGTAGGTCCGGCCACCGCCAGCGTTGCGATCCCATTTTGGGCGCATCAGGGCACTCGACCGAAACGCCCGATCCATCCGGCTGGCGTCGCGGTTGAACCAGAACGCCAGTGAATTGCAGAGCGCCAGGTCCGCGCTGCTGTGGTCGCCGCCGTGTGCGCCCAGGTCTCCACGATCGTAAAGCGCGACGAAATCAGATCCGTTGCGCGAGCGTCGGGCGATGTCGAGCAGCTCGCGATCGTCGAGGTCGATCGGCTGGCTGGGTGGCAGTGGAGCAGCTGCTCGCGGCTTCTCTCTGGGGAGAAAATATTTCTCGTGTAACCAGTCGAGCGCGGCCTGGCCCTCGCCGATCTGACCAGGCAGATCGGCCATCACGTCACCCGTGATCGTCAGATAGCGCGGCGAGCTGTGGTCATACAGCTCCACCCACTTCTCGTCGGTCCCCTTCCCGCAGCGATGGGGAGTGCCGAGCGTGATCAGCCGCAGGCCCTCACCGCTGGGGCTGCGCTCGATGTAGGCGCAGTCAGCGAAGTGCTTCAGGATCTCGGCCGCCGCCTCGTTTGGGCCGCCGTATCCGGTGCAGTGATCCAGGTCCACGCCCGTCAAGCCGTCCCCTTTACAGAAGACGAAGCCGAGGCCGTCATAATCGCCACGCTGGTAGGTGTCGAGCGCGCGCTCGAACGATGCCCAGGTGCTGGGGTCGTTCGATTTCCCCATGCCGCCGTGGGCGCTGTACGGGACCTTGGTGGGCTTGCCACCCTTTCGGGTCTCCCGCCGCCACAGCACCCACTGCTCCAGGGCTTTCAGCTGCCCCGGTATGCTCTGTGGGTATAGGCTGCTCATGCCGCCACCTCAGCCAACTGTGCGCCACAGATCCGCCACCAGAAGATCCGGCGCCAGGTCGTGCTCGCGACGGCCCGCGCGTCCTCTGCGACGGCCTCCACGGAGGAGTCGGCGATACAGGCCTGCGTGTAATCGATCCACTGCTGGTCCTCCTCAGTGAGGCCAGCAGTCAGCTCGTCGGAGATTTCGTCGAGTTCGGGAGCGAGCAGGGCTGTACTGCTCTCCTCACCGCGACCTCGGACCACCTCTTTCATCTCGTCGTTGGAGACGCCTGCCTCGCGCATGACAGCGCGGAGCCGACGGTTGGATCGCTGCCAGCCCTCACCTGGGTGGCACTCGACATCTGGGTCGAGGGGGACCAGCTCCGGCTGGAGCACTGGGTCGGCACCCCGAGGCATGGGATCAGGCTGGCGAGGCTGTGGCGCGTCTGCGAGTTCCTCCGGCAGATAGCAGCCAGCGAGGACCTCCGGGGCGTACCAGCGAGCGGCGTTACTTACGGCGCGAGCATAGAGCATGTTGCGCGTGTACTTCTGCCAGTTCGCCCCCGACAGACCGGCCTGCTTGGCGTCCTCTGTGGAGAATGATGAGTCTCCCACCTCCTCACCGTGGGGGTCACGTACCAGGATCGTGCAGCACAGCGGATCCTTCCCCCACACGACGCGGAGACGATAGCCAGCGCGCTTGAGGAGCGCCGCCATGAGACCCGCAGACAGGGTGATCCGGCCCTTGATGACGTTGATTTGGGTCATCGCCTGCACTGGGGGGAGCCCCAACTCTGCGCCGGCTTGGATCTTAATGATCGCCTGACTCGCATCCCGTGCGTCGGCGAAAAAACCAGAATGCACAACAGGCGCGACCGAGCTGCTCCAGGTCCCCCCATCGTTGCGGGGGATCGACACCGAGTTGTTGCTCTCGTCTCACTGGTAGGTTGCTGCTCATCTCTATCTCCCGTAAGAATGAACGATCCGTGTTGTTGACGTCAGCCGGGAGCCCCTATTGAGGGGTGGATCGTCCAGATGTTGCGGCCTCTCCCGTGGGCCGTGGGCCTCAATGGCCCGATATAGCGGGGGCAGGTCTCGCTCCTGCCTGGACCCAGCCTCAGCCGGTCTCCCGCGTGAGCAGCTCGTCAGCGATGGTCACGTCGCCCCCGTCCTCATGGTGAAGCAGCGCGCGCTCCAACTCCTGCGAATTACGGCGCCAGAAGTCGGCGCGCTCGGCCTCTGCAAGCGCATCCTTCAGCGCGAGGACTTCGGAGGCGGACAGGGTGAGCTGCCCCGTGAGCGATGGGCTCTGGCGGCTGAAGATCTGCCATGCGCGGGCGATGGTTTCGTTGGGGCTCACGCCGCCTCCTCCTCTGCTTCTAATATGTACAGATCTTTAAAAGACACGGCCCCGCCTGTCGCCTCGACGATCCGGATCGCCAGCGGCCCACTCGGGCGCTTCCGCCCTGTGACGACGTGGCTGATCATCCCCTGAGAGACGCCGCAGACGCGGGCGAGATTGGTCTGCGTGATCTCGCGGTTTTTTTTAAGAAATTCTCTCAATGTCATAGCCTACCTCCAGGGCAACAATACCAACGGCATTCACGAGAGTCAAGAGTTTTTATTTGCCGAGAGTCATAAAATATATTGACTCCTCTCGCTACCGTTGGTATTGTTGGATCATGATCACGTCACCAAAAAAGGAGAACCCCCATGAACGCAACGAAACCAACCGGCCAGGCCGCTCCAGTCAGCGTCGACGATCGCCGCAGCACCCACTCGCCCACGTTCGACGACCTGCTCAGGTGCCCCGCGCTCCGAGACGCGATCCTCCGCGCGGAGCGATCCCACAGGGGGCAGCGCGTCGAGTTCGTCCTCGATGCCGAGCTGGACGACTCGACTGTCTACGTTATCCTCGATCACCTCCTAGGCCTCGGCGCGAGGTGGGTCTATGACGTGGCGACGGTGGCGTCTGTCCACGTCGCCGTCAGCTTCCTTCGCTCTCGCGTCTCCGACTATTCCACGCTGATTGTGTGGGCGCTCGACGATCCCCAAATTACCCTCCAGCGCATCGAGCGGGAGGTGCGGCCATGATGCGCCCATTTGATCACCCCATCTACCTGGAGCGCCAGCAGAAGATCCGGTGCCACCTCCGAGCGCTTCAGCAGCCTCAGCCTCTGTCAGCGCAGCAGCTCGACGAGCAACCCCTCGACGATCCGCACTGGAGCAGTCGAGAGGACGACCTGCCGGAGCTGCTCCCGCCGATCCTGTCTCCACGCGACGAGGTGTATCAGGCCCTCTCCGTGTGGTGGCGACACGAGCAGTCACGCCGAGAGTTGCTGCGCGGCCAGGCGCTCTGGTCTCGTGAGGAGTGGGACCACTACCACGCGAGAGATGCGAGCCTGCGGGCGATGCAGGCCTCCACAGTGTACGAGCTGAGCAGCGCAGCGCGAGCGTATCTCCGCGTCCACCCGCTCCTCCACCTCTCTGGCGTCGTGATCTGGGTGGGTGCCGACGGATCAGTCCAGGCTGCCCCCTGTGTGGATCTGCTGTGAGCGATATCCGACCGCAATAAATCTTTACCCACCCCCTCTGCTTGGGGTGCCGATATCGAGGCTGAAATGAAATACTGCCCACACTGTGGTCTGGATCTGAGCCTGAGAACCTGCCCCCATTGTGCCGCCGAGGTGCAGCCAGACTGGTCCTTCTGCGTCGACTGCGGAGGCTCGATCGACGACGATCCGAGTGAGCCTGTCGAGGAGAGCGAGGCACCGCCAGCCAAACAGTTCTCCGCCACGACGGTGATGTTGGGCTCCGAGCAGAGAGAGAAGCTCGAATACCAGATCCTTGGGACCGGCCAAAGTATGGGGCGGTTCCTCGGCGACCTCTGCCTCAAGATGCGAGAGGCTGGCTCGGTGCCGCCTCCTGTGGGGATGATGGGGAGCGCCGACGCGGCCCCCAAAATCAAAGTGCCCACCGACGTCTACGAGTGGATCAGAGCAAACACCACCAACCTGAGCGGGTCCATCAGGGCCGCACTGGAGGAGTTATGAGCCAGGAAAAGCTGATCATCCTACCAGAAGATGAGCGCGCCGCGACCTATCGCACCGATATTTGCGGCTGGGTGAGTCGTGGCGGTCGATTCTTCGGAGAACAGGGGGAAGAGCCCGCGCGATGGGAGGGAAGCACACATCACAAGTGCTCATATTGTGACGAGATCATCCCAAAAACCCCATATTCGGCGTGTCCGAGCTGTCGCCCAAGCCGTCTCTCTAGGAGACATGCAGAGAGGGAGCGTCGGGCCTGGGACGGAGAGAGCCCGATTTACTCCGAGAGTGAGGATGAATTTTTCTACGACTTCGAGGAGGTTGAGGAGTTTTGCTTCGAGCACGAGTGCGCGGCTGATGATCTGCTTTTGCTCCTCTGTGAGCCTATTTCTCTGCCCGAGATCGAGCCTGACCTCTTCGATCTTCCTGAAGATGTCGAGCTCCCTGCTGAAATCCAGGCGAAGGTTGACGAGCTAAACGCCATGCTACGAAGCTGCGCGCCTCTCGCGTGGGAGCCTATCGGCTACGCTGTCGAGCTGGAGGAGTTATGAGCACGAGTCTGGTTCTCAACCCATGCGCCACGACAGCAGAGCGGCTCTCCGCCGAGCTGACCGTCTCTCAGGCCGTGAGGCTGTGCGACCCAATCATGGGACAGGGCTACCAGGAGGCGGTGGCCTCCTGGGCGAAATGGCTCGTGATTCAACGGCATAGCCATAGCGTAAAAGCCAGCGACGCGCTGGCGCTAGGGAACGCGCGCAGGGTGGCGAGGGACTGGATGGTTATGAGCACAGAGGAAGGCGACGTCCGCTGGAGGCTCACCAGGACTCGATTCTACGCCAAATGGTGCCCCAAAGGCTCCTCCTTCGGGGACGAGAAATTCTATGCGCGCACGACGCTAGATACCCTGCACCACAACACCGGTCATCGCCTGAGGCTGGGCCTGATCACGCTGCTTCGCGCGTGTGAAGACAAGGCGACGCACGAAGAGCAGATCGCCTACGCGCGAGAGCTTCTCGCGGAGGGACACATGGGGGCGGCCGAGATCTTCGCCATGCGCAACAGGGCCAATCCTCTGATCGGGCAATACGTCCGGCAACACCTGGAGGCCAGCTAGCCATGATCTCTGATCCAGTTGTACAAATCCCGCTTCCTGGCATCCTTTCGGAGACGGTTCGCAAATTCCTAATGCACGATGATCAAAGCGTATATTATGATTGCTATGAGATAGACGATCACGATCAGATCTTGCGTCGCTGGAGAGAGGAGCTTTGCTCTCTTGTTGAGTTTTGCGGTTGGGAAGCCGATAAGGATGGGTAGGGGCCCACCTACCCCACCCGCTCGACCCGGTAGATCCCCACGTCGAGTCGGTCCTCCTCCGCCAGCCTCCGCATGACCTCCAGATCCAAGCTCCCCCTCTCCTCAGCCGATGCCAGAAAATCGACCTGGATTATCCCCGCCGCCAGACAGGCGAGGTGCAGGGGCAGAGCCCCTGCTACCACACGACCCTCGATGTCACGAGCCGAGGCGTGGGCGAGCTGCCGCGTGTGCTCGTTAGCCAGCTCGATATCGCGGAGAAACGTGAGCAGGTCTGGGTTGCGACTGACCACGATGTCGGCGATCTCCTCCGCTCGCGCCTCTGCGACCAGGCGCTCCAGCGCCGCCGAGATCCCCCCAGGTTGCGCGCGCAGCCAGCGGGACGATGCCCCGCTGACCGTCGCGTGGAGGTGGGCGGTGTCCTTGCGGGGCCGTCCAACCCCGCGTTTTTTTGTGCTGCTCATGGAGCGTCGTCCACTACGACGCCCAGGAGGGTGTCCATGCGGCGCGACTTATTCCCCATGCACTCGATGGCCTCGGAGCCCACGCCATAAACGGAAGCTTCGGGGCCGCTTTCCATAAACAGGACTAGCCCTTGCGGGCCCAGCCACTTGTCCTCGGTGGAGAGGTATGGCCTCTCCACATCACTCTCTGCCACGAATCTCAGGTCACGCATCTCTTATCTCCTCTGCCCTTGCGGGCTCTTTGCGGCACCATCGCCGCTCACAATCCCCGCGCCCGACTCGAACGGGCCGCCTGCCTACAGGGGCGGGAGGGGGGGTGGGGTGGGTCAATAATCCTCGTCCAGCACCCACTCCCCGTCCTGAGTGTCCCACTTTTCATTCTCGTCTGAGATGAAGCCCTGCCAGCCAGAATCACGAGCCTTTCCCCAATCTTCGAGCTTCTCTGGATCAGGAAAGCCCAACCCGTCCCAGGTGACTGGGGTTCCGTCGAGATACCCGATGGCGGAGCCGCCGTTGGCGTGGTTCATTGCGACGATTTCAACCAGTGATTCGCTCATCGTCTTTTCTCCCGTCTTCTTGGCGCTCCCCATGAGCGCCTCACACCCAGCCGGGGGCACGATCCCCGGTGCTGCCTATCTGGGTTAGTCGACCACGTAGCAGGCACGTCCGTCCACCTCGATAACCCCGGCGCCGCCGTCATGCTCGGCTGCCTCTTTGGATGCCTTGAGTTCAGCGGGGGAGGCCACGCGGATGAAATCGCCGGAGCGGTAGTCGTGGAGGGAGGGTGGGGAGAGCTTGACCAGCTTCTTCCCCAGCAAACAAGCAGGCTGCCCCTGGAACTGGAGGGAGCCATCCGCATCCATCGTGTAATCCACGTCACACTCCACCTCCCACTCCAACTTCGTGTAGAGGAGATAGCCCTCCTCGGGGCCGTCGGATCCCGGGAAGGCCATGACCAGGATATCCTCGCCGCCTTCGCCGGTGGTGTCTACGATCTTGTGAGTGGCTTTGAATTGTTCGCTCATCGTTTTTATCTCCCGTGTTGCTCGGCGTCATTGCCTCGACGAGAGATAATATAGCGCATGTTTTTGTATTTTGCAGAACTTTTTTACATAGAATTAACAAGTGCAAATAAACACAAGTCTTTTTAGCGGTCAACTCGATGGCATTACGTGACGGTTGCACAGTGATTTACAGTGGCTATACAGAGAATAAAACGAGCAGGGGGGTGATCTCTGACGAGATCAGGAGATCATGATCGGGAGATCACGGCATGGTTTGCAAGAAAAACTATAGTGGAAACATAGACGTAGGCGTGTCCAATCAGGTGAGGAAATCGAAATGCCACGCCTCGTGTGGGTGCTGTCGCCAGCCGTACTCCGTGAGCAGATCGGCCAGGCGGGACTGTGTGATCTCGTAGCCCCGCACGTCGATCGCCAGCCCCCGCGTGTGGTTCGACTGCTCTGGAGAGACAGCCAGGTGGGGCTTGCTGCGGAGCGCCGCTGCCTGCTCTGCTCGGCTCCGATAGGCGTCCACAATCAGGAGGCTGGCGTCCTGGTCGAGCAGCTCGCCCTGCAGATAGTAGAGCGACTCCACGGCCTCGGGGACCAGGTACCAGGTGTGCCAGTCTGGCTCGACTGCGTACCAGTTGGGCGCCCAGAATCCCTCCAGATCCAGCGCTCCGACGTCTGCGATCTTGGGATCCCCCTGCCGCTGGATCATGGGGTCCTCCCAGTGGGCCTCGCGGAGTTCGCATTCGACGTGCACGATCATCTCACCACCCCCACGGCTGCGGAGATCCCCCAGGCTCCTCCGACTGCGATCCCACCGAGCGCGATCCCTGCGAGGAGGTAGGGCCAGATCGGAGGGTCGAGGCGCCGCGCGATGATCGACCGCTGCGCACGACAGGCCCTCAGGTCGGCGCCGATTTTTTCTATCGCCGCCTGGTGTTGGATCGTGAGGCGCTTCACTTGGAGCGCGTGGTCTGATTTGAGTCTGGCGATTTTCCTCCGCGCCTTTTTCAAGACCCGGAGGATCTTCGCCGCTCGCGCCCGCTGCGCTGCTGTCGGGGGCTGTGCGTGGGCGCTACCGACCAGACAGAGGAGACAGACGATCGCCATCGTGCCGAGCAGGAGGGCCAGGAGGATCGTTCCGATCCGGCCACTCTCTCGATCGAGTGCGTCTAACTCTCGGTCGATCGCCGCGTCGAGATCAGCGGGGGTCCTCGCCCCATCCACCGTGGAGGCTGTCGCTGCCTCGTCGGATTTTTTGCGCTCCGCTTGGCGCTCGGAGACCTCCTTCGCCTCGCGGGAGACTCTGGCGAGCTGCGCGCGCTTCGCCTGCTCGATCGTCTGTGTCTCCCCCTCCCGCGTCCGCTCCGTGGCGACGTACTCCTTGATCGCGCGACCGGCCTGACCGAGACCGAGCGCCCCAAACACCGAGGCGACGCCCCATCCGAGCAGCCACAGGAGGAGGAGGCCCCCGACGATCGCGAGAGCCACCCAGAGGATCGCCTGTGTTTTTTTGCTCATGGCGCGGACTCCTTCGCAGTTGTTGTCTTTGCCGTTGCAGCGCTTGGGGGTGCGGGTGCTGGGGGAGCTACGGGCGGGGTCGTTGCAGTCGTTGTCTTTCCCCCCGCGATCGCTGCCGTCGCGCTCGATGCCTGTCCGGCGCCGACGCAGCCAGCGACGAGCCAGGTGAGGTATCCGGCCAGCTCGACGATCGTTTTGCCGTGGGCTGGCTCCGCTGTGGCCCCCGCGTAGAGGAGTCCACAGAGGGCGACGAACGCGAGCAGCGCGATCCAGCGGCTGCTACTCGGCGACCCGTTATGGTCGCGGAGGATCGAGGTGATATATTCGCTCATGGCGCGCTAGCTCCTTCTGCAGCGTCTGGTTTTCGAGACGGAGGACCTGTAAGTCCTCCCTTAGGGCGTGGAGATCCTCCTGGAGCTGCTCTACTCGACGCTCCGTGGATCGGACGCTCTCGGCGGTGACTTTGTGTGCGGCTTCGGATGCGCTGTGTCGTTCGCCGAGCTGCGCGATTCCCACCTCGATCGAGGACAGGCGTCGTGCCAAAAACCAGACGGCCCCAACGATCGCGCCCACGCCCCCTCCGATCGCGAGGAGATCCTTGAGCGAGATAGCGGCTGCTGCTGCGATTAGGTCCATGACCCGGCCCTCCTATATTGACTCTTCCGCCTTGCGGACGCCCAAGTCTTCGAGTTCCTTGGCGGCAGGCTTCTCTCCGCGCCACCGCGCCAAGATCCCCGCAGCCACGACAGAATCGACCGATCCCCTCTCTGCGATACGCTCCAGCCCATCGAAGGCCATGCGGCGCAGCGCACGAAGCTGGCGCTTGACCCTTTTTACTGACCCTTTGGGGATCTCGGCTCTGATCGCTGCTAGCTCGGCCTCAAGTTGGGTGACTCTCTCATCAATCGTCATCACTCGCCTCCTGAGATAATCCCTGACTCAATCGCCTCGTCGGGGAGTGCTGAGCCCCAGATCATGAGATCTTGCACACCCCCGTTCACCCGCGCCGTGCCGGAGGGATCGCCGCCGACGTACAGGAGGGTATTGGCTCCGCCGGTGCTGTCGGCGCCCGTCTGAGTCGTGGCGGGGAAATTCTTGTGACGCCCAACCCACAGATCCAGTTGGGTATTCGTCGCGTCGTAGATCTTTTTTCGAAGAGCGCACGTCACCCACTCGTTGCCGCGGGTTGCGAGCTTCGCGTCGGTGGCGCCCCCGTACACGATGTATGCGGTGCTGCCGGCGCCATACTCCCACAGGGCGGCGAGGCCACCGAGGTAGTTGGTGTCCGAGCTTGTGCCCCGTAGTAGCACCCACGGCCGATTATCGGCCTCAGCGCCAGAGGTGAGGCTATACATGCCCGCCAACACACAGATCGCGTCGGTAAACCGGAACCGCCCGACGACAGTGATCTCTTGGAGGTTGAAATCTTGATTGTGCGAGGCGTTGATGAGGGTGAGCTGGCCCAGCCCCGTCAGGACACGAGCGAGTCTCCCATCGCGAGTGGCACCTGGCCCCCATGTGAGATTCGCGCTCTGTTGGAGGTGTCGCCCGTTCCCAGATTTGTCCTCGTCGTCACCGTCAAACGGGCAGTAAAGAAGGGGAGTTTCGGTCGAGAAAAAATCAGGGCTGAGGGCATGAAGCCCGCTCTCAGCCGGGTAGCCGTGCGGATAATCGGACATATCAGGAGTCCTCCAATACAAGATCGAAACCACCCGTCACATGAGTGTTGTTATCGCTGACGTAGTTGACTCGCAACCACAGATCAGTTTTTTCAGTAAATTTTCGCGGAGGATCAAACTCGTGCCGAATGTCCCCAGCGCCAGTGACGCCGACGCCCACATTATGACGCGCCCTGATTGCGTAATCGGTGGTGTCTACAGGCCCAGCGGAGTAGAGGTACACATCGGCCATCGCGCCAGCCGTAGCGCCCTGGCGGATAATCGACGCGTGATACTGCGTCATGTATGCCGTCTTCCCCGCTGGCACCGTGAAGATTGCCATCTGAGTTTGCCCCTCGGCAAGCTCAATTGCGGCTGTGACAGTCGCGTCCGTCTGTGCCGTTGCTGTGATAACGCCAGCGTTGATGTGAGAGCTACCCGCGGTGAGGAGATACATCCGGTAGATGCGAGTGTAGGCGTTCGCCGTAGCGACTGGCGTTACACCGTTCATGGTGACGGTCTCAGACTGCTCCGCGAATGAGGCGTTGAGCCCAAACACCAGGATCGTCCTGGCGCCCGTACCTGCCGCGGCATCGGCCGCATCCGTGCTAACGATATCGTGGATTCGCGCGGTGGTGGGAGGCACCCACACTCCGCCCTGACTCCAGATATCTTCCGGAAGGGTGCCGGTATCCACGTCGGAGTTACGCCCGAATTTGTGGATGACGGAGAGCGACGGTGCGCGGCCAGAGGCGACGTCTAGCCAGGACAGGCTCTGCGCCATCCCGTGCTGATAATCAGCCACCTCAACCCCCTCTCGTGGTTGCGGTAATTTGGATCTCGCGGACCCCGGGCTGCTCGTTGACCGTGACGAGCTGGAGGGAATCCCCCGGCTCCAACGGCGTCCACTCACCCACAGCGTAGGTGCCGGAGGGGATCGTGGTCCGCAGCGGGATCGAGTTTCCGCTGGCGAGTTTTTTTGTGATCGTGACGGTCTCACCGGCAGGGACGACCACCTCGATCGCCAACAGGACACACGGGGTCTCCGTGGTGACGTCGTGGGTGTCCACGACGAATGGGACGCCGGTTGCGAGGGCTTGCGTGACCGAGACGATCGCGCCGCGGTCACGGGGATTCAGAGTTTCGGCCATGATCGTATCTCCTATAATGCCGAGTACGTCGTAGTCCCCGGCGAGGTTGGGTGAGTCACTGTGTCTTCGTAGAGACAGAGTCCGAGGATGTCCATTGTGTCAGCGATGGACCCCCGGCACTCGATATCGAATCTGTTGTACTGCCCCGCCACCAGGGGGATGTCCGTGAGTTGCAGGTGTTGGGCTGAGTTGGTCGTGGTGCTCGTTGCGTGGGTGCAGTAGGTGCCGGTTTCCAGGTTTTTGATCCGCACGTCTACCGCATTGGCGTAGGTGCGGACGACCAGCTCCGCCGGGAGAGTCCCGGTCAGCCCAGGCGTAACGAACGCCTGGAACGCGAACTCTCGCGACGATCCAAGGAACGACTCCCACGTCGCGCCCGCTGCGAGCGTGTGGCTGAATCTCCCGCCGTTGCCGGTGCCTCCAACATCGAAAGAGAAGATCGTCCCACGTCCGAGCGGCGCTCCGTCCACAATATGCTCGTGCGGACGAAACGCTCGCACCTGGGCGCCTGGTGGCGCCCCTGCGGTGAGGCGCTCGTGCTGGGCGTTGAGGCGCGCCATGGGTGCCGCTGCCACGTTGACGGAGCCTTTTGAGGCGATCCTTACGGCGTCTTGAGAGAGTGTTGGGAAGCCTCGGTTGATACCCATCACGATCCCCCTGACGCGAGAGCCGCGAGCGCTGAGTTTGTCTTGGCCCCAACTCCGGGGACTTCGTAGATCGTGAATGCGATCAGGTCGATATCCACAGTGATTGAGACGCCGGTCATCTCGACCTCGAGTTGAATCTCGTTTACGGCGTTTCCCACACAGGGGATCTTGTCGATCTCGATCCAGGCGTCATACGACGGCGCCGCCGACACCGAGGTGACCGCGCTGTAGTTGCCGCTCGCGATGTGCAGCGCTCGAAAGTTGAAGCTCGGGACGCCGCTTGCTGCCGTCCATCTGACGTGTAGCTTGGCGGTCAGGTAGGGTGGATTCGTCGGAGGGCTCCCAGAGCTGCTCAGCCCTGGCCCGACCCAGAACACGGCCATCCCCACAGAGGCGGCGCTGCGACGATCTACCCCGTCGTCTAGATCCCAAGCGTAGTAGCCAGAGTAGGAGGCTCCCACCCAGGCGATCCGGTAGAGATAGGTCGTGTCCAGGATCGTCGCGGTGTAGCAGCCACCGTGCGCGATGGCCCGGCCTCCGTAGTTACTCGCGTCGTGGTCGTGTCCTCGGCAGACTTGCGACGAGGCACCAGGGGCGCGCTTCTCCTCGATCCCTTCGTAGAGCGCGTTTCCGAACTCGTAGAGGCTCCGTAGGGCGTAGGCGTGGGCAAATTCGTCAGCGTCGAACAGGGTCTCCTCCAACGCGGGGAACGCCGAGCGGATCGTGTCTCCTGTGCGAGCCGGGCTCTCTGCCTCTGGCGCCCCGTTGCGGTCGAGCACGTCGGGCAGCTCGTCGAGCTGTAGCGAGCAAATCGACACCGTGGGGACACTCGCCGAGTCGTACGACCCGCAACGTATCCACAGATTGCGAGCGCGCCACTCGCCCGGATGGACGATCGGGAACACAAACCGTTGCCAGTTGATCTTCTCCCCAGACGGGGATGGGTAGGTCCAAATCGTAGAGAGACCCGTTGACCTCCATCTCCAGCCGGAATTTGTCGGAGTTCCGGGCGTAATAGCAGATCCACCCAGAGAGCAGGCTCACTCCGCGCAGCCCTGGAGAGGGGTGGATATAGGCCGTGTCACTTGTGCTACTCGGCGCAAGGATCGGCTGCTGCTCGTCTTTCGCCGAGAACGACAGATCCGCGATCGGGGTGAGGCCGCAAGCTGACCACAGGCAGCCGCGATTGATCGGGCCGCCCCCGCCGCCTGGCGTGTGGTCGTGTCCGGCGTAGACCTGGGCGGCAGAGCCGGGCGCCGCTGCGTCCCAGGTGGCCTCGTAGAGCGCAGAGGCAGCAGCTGCGGCGCGCCGCAGCCCTGTCTCTGTCACCGTGTCCCGAGGCAGCAGCAGCTCCAGCTCATCGTATTTTGCCGAGACGCTCATGCTACAGCCCCCATAAATAAGCTTCGTCTCCGGCTCCAAGATCTGGAGGCGAAGCCGTCGAATCTGCCAGCGCCAGGTAGACCCCCTGTCGCTCTGCCACGTTGGGCGATGCGCTCGTCCCTGGCCAGTCTCGCAGCGTGATCAGGTCGCCAGCAGCCAGCCAGCCAGGGAGCGCCGCCGACATCGTGAGCTTGCGCGCTGCGTAATCGATCGAGGAAACAGTCCCGCTCGCTGTCGTGACCGCGCCGCCGAAGGTCGAGACGTCCCAGAACGTGATCAGGTCGCCCTCAAGAAACCAGTCGATATCCTCGATGCCATCCCCCACAAACGCCGGATACGACGAGCCGATATAAGGCGACGCCTGCGCCATCTCTGTGGTCGCTGCCGCCTCGATGATCACGTCTGGCGATCCAGGGAGAGAGCTAACGATCCCACTCAGCGAGACGTAGCCCAGGCGCGGCGGGAGTCCTCGATAGATCAGGCGCAGGTCAACGCGGCCCTCCGCGTCTGAGGGTGACACCTCGATGATCTCCCACGACCCGGCGAGCCCTTTCTCGCCGGCCATGTTGGGCAGGTGGGAGAGGATCATGGAGACCGTATCGCCGGGGCGGTAGGTGATATTTTCATCGAGCACCGCAGAGACCACGACCTCCGGGTAGGGGAGACCACGGTAGAGCAGCCAGCCATAGAGCGACTGCTGGAGCCCCGCCTCTGACGATCCGCGCCAGAGGCCCGCGTCTGAGATTTGGATCTCGCGCCGTCCATACCGAGCGATCGAGTCGCTGAAGTTGATCTGGAGAGAGTGCCTCGGCTCACCGGTCACAGGGTTGCGATCCATGGGCGCCACGGCCGCGTTGTAGACGCGATCCATGCGCACCTCCAGCCGGGGGATCGCGCCATCTCTGTGGGAGCCTGGAGAGAAAACTTGAGTGTCCTGGTGGCCGGGGTAGAGGTCGTCTCTCAGCGTGGCGGTGAGCTGCCCTGCCTCAGACCAGAAGATCGAGGCGTTTATTGTCTGCGCGGCTCCTGTGAGCAGTTCGGAGATACTCACCGGTGCCGTGTACAGATACCTCCGAAAGCTCGGTCGCCCCGACTGATCGAGCTTGAGCAGCGCGGCCATGTCGAGGAACGACGAGTCGAGCGCCAGCCCCCATCCGTCGGGGAGGATATCATAAGCTCCGGCGGAGGGCCCATGCGTCGCGCCCCCGTCCACAGAGAGGAGGAGAGGGAGAAGGATGTCTTGCGCCAAGTCTCCCTCAAAGACACGCACCTCGTTTGCGTCCGCGCCCTCTTCGTGGTCGAGCTTCTGCGTCCCGAACTCGCCCCGTTTGAGTCTGCCCACAGGGATCAGCGACGTGTAATTCGCCGCGAGGAGATCGCCAGAGGCCCAGGTGTAGGACGTGATCCCGGTGACCTCGACGTAGCTCGTGGCTGAGGAGTTGTCGTAGATTTTCGCGACGGTGACACCTGTGACCTTGACGGTCCCGCTGCTGTTGGTGATATCGACGATCTGCCCCACTTTGAAGAGCGAGGGGAAGCCGACGAACAGCCGGTTGGGTGAGGCGTAGGAGCCGATCGTCTGCTTGAATGCTGGCGTGATCGTCTGCTCGATCCGGATGATCTCGTCATCGATCTGGACGTGTGAGAACCCCCGCGTGTTGGGGTATGCCGTCCATGCCGTGTCCCCATCGTGGTCGAGGTACAGATCCACACTGGAGGGGAAGTTGTGCAGCAGCGAGCCCGTGATGAACTCGGTGGCCAGGGCCTTCTCGTCCATCGCCAGCTTCTGCGCGCTGATCAGGACGATCGCATAGTAGCCATCCTCCCACGCGAACGAGTCGATAAACCCGACGAAGCGGGTCTGCGTGGTCGTCGAGGGAGTGTATCCATCTTGCCACAGCAGCGTTGCCTTGCGCCCAATGATGTTTGGGTTGGAGGCATAAACTTTATCACCGACAGAGTGTTGCGCTGCGACTGTCCCGAGCGCGGCGCGAGTACAGCCTGTGAGGGTGTTGACTGTGACGCCGCTGTAGGCGATGGCCTCGCGTCCGATCCAGACGTAGCCAGAGGCCGCGAGGCCCGACGCATCAGCCACGGTGATCGACGTGTCGCCGGTGTCTGCTGCGGTCGCGACGGTGGTGGTGTGGAGGACTCCGATATCGTTGAGGAGGCTGCTAATGTCGGTGCATCGGAGCGTCAGCCCACCCGCGTCACTGCTGCCAGTCGCAGGGTCCACAGAGAGGGTGATCCCGCTGGGGATCTGTCCCGCTGCGAGGGCCGGGAGGATCGTGATTGCCCACGTCCCGACGCCCCGGCTGCTCGATGACAGCGCGGTCAGGCTCCCCTCGATGTCGAGCGTGAGGATCCGGCTGCTCATGGGGCCCTCCGCATCTCTAGCTCAATCGTCCACAGGGCATAGCCGGAGAGCCGAACGCCCCGACTCGCGGCGCGCAGAGAGTCTCCGGTCAGACGGTAGGTGTAATAGGTCGCAGAGTCGGAGCGGTCAGGGTAGTACTGGAACGGGATCCCCGCCCCCGCCGCTGGCCCCCAGAACTGCGACAAAAACCACGTTGTGGTGGTCTGGCTCTGTCGCTGGAATTGGACACGGCGCCGTTGCCAGTTGCCCCCGTACAACGGGAACTCAGAGGCGCTGTCTTCCCACGGTGAGAAGCTATACACATCCCCCGATCCATCGAGCGCGATCGCCTCGACCACCGTCCGCTCGAACGTCTCCTCGCTGTCCTGCGAGATCGTCAGGTCAGGGATGAAGGATCCAAAGACCGCCTGGTCGGACTCAAACGACGTGCCAGCTGCAGGGCTCGATGCGGCGATGATCCAACCCAGGTGATTCTGCCCATAATCCCCGATAGCCAAGGGGGTAAAGGCCGTGTCCACGCCGCCGCCCGTCAGGATGCTGGCAATCTCTGCTGCGGTGACCTTGGGGTAGAACGTCGCAGTCCCGCCGCTGCGGGTGATCGTCACCTTGCCCGTGGACACGTCCATCGATGCGCTGTAAGAGTTGGTCGCGCCCGACACGCCCGACTCTACGGTCATGACAGACGCGACGTGCTGCGCGAGCGCGAGGGGGTAGTAGTTGCCTGCCGTGAGCGTGCCAGATAGATCGAACGGTCCGGCCTCCCACCAATAGATCTGGTCATTGATCCCCGCTGTTACGACGATCTGGCAGTATAGCGCGGGAGGTGTTCTCAGTGACATCTGTTACCTCCCCGTCGCGCCGAGAGCGCGCTTGTTTCGATTCATGAAATTGCGCATCCATCGGGCTTTTTGCTGTTCGTCACCGAAGGTCAGCGCAGGGTCTCCGACGAAGATGATCGTCTGGGTGGGCTGCTGATTGCGCGTCGCCCTGGAGCCTGGGAGCCCCTGGCTGGGGCTGGACGTGCTCCCCGATCCGGTCGAGGTGGCGCCACTGGAGGGCTTCGCCGCGCTCGGTGCCACCAGCGATCCAGCCCCCTTGAGGAGACCGCCTACAGCGGCGAGGCCAGCCGCTGCTGCGAGTAGTCCGATCCCGTTGGCTGCGCCGCCAATCGTCCACAAGAGGGCGACGCCTTGCGCTGCGAAGAAGGCTGCGAGCTTGAAGGCCAGGTCGCCGAACGCCGAGAGGATGTTTGCGCCGAGGCTGGCGAGCGCATCCTGTGGAGCCGTCAGCACGTCGCTGAAGAGCTGCCCGATCGTCTGAGTCATCCCTTGCGCCAGACTCGTCGTGGTGGCCACTCGCTGCTTCAGCCAGGCGTCCTGCTGCTGCGCCTGTAGCTTCGCCAGGTCGGTCTGTTTTTTCATCGTGTCAGAGAGCTGGATCTCTAGCGCCATCCGCTGCTTCAGTCCGTCCATGATCTGCATCTGAGCAGCCGCCTGAGCCTGGAGCGCGGTCTTCTTTTTTGGGTCTGACGTCGCTAGAGCGAGCTGTCTGTTCTGTTCGATTAGAGCCTGGATCGCGCGGATCTCGATAGACGTGGCTGAGGCCGCCGCTGCAGCTGCCGCCCCTGCGTTCTGCACTCGCCGCCCGCTGGCCTGAGCGATCTTGTCCTGGAGCGCTTTGCGCTGGTGGGCGAGGTCGAGCAGCTTCTTCTCTTGTTGGAGGCCTGCTGCGACCTTTGAGAACGACGCCTTGATCTTGGCGATCCGATCCTCTTCTCGGCCCCGCGCCACCGCGATCTTGACCTGCTCTCGCTGGAGGTCTCGCTGCTTTTTGAGCGCGAAGAAGATCCCACGAAGCTTCTTGATCTGGCTCTGAGCGAGTTTGTCCTGGCGTTGCGCTACGATCAGGATGGCGCGCTTCACGATCTCCCGTGAAGCGGCGAGGGTTAGCTCCAGCTGGCGCGCCTTGACTCGGCCCTGGATCGTCGCTCGCTCTTCCTTCGAGGTCGCCAGCGACGCCGCGACCATGTCGCGCTGATCGGCGAACGTGGCGAGCAGTTTCTTTGCTGCAAAATCGCCCTTTTGAAGCTCCAGCCGCATCAGCTGGGCGCCCTTGCCCGAGCCTGTGATATTTCGCCCTAAGACCTTTGACAGCTCGTCGATCCTTGCGATCGAGCCGATCGTCTGAGAGAGGCCGCGGATCCCAAAACCAGCGAGGCTGGTCAGCGCCTCCCGCTGGAAGTTGCGGACCAGGCTGCGCGCTCGCGAGAGCCGGCCCTTGATCTCAGAGAGGGCCTCTTGCCTGGCGATAGCGCGGCGGGCTACTGCCTGCTCCGCCGCTATCTGTGCCGCAGTCCGCTTTTTGATTTCCTTCTTGGTAGCTGCGGTGATCTTCCGCTGAGTGCTCTTTGCCAGAAGCTCCGAGGCCCTCTGCATGTCCGCAAAGATCTTTGCCGCCGCGCGCGGCCCCTCCTTGATTGTCACAAAGATCGCAGCGACAAATTTCCCCACCCCTTGGAACCCGGCCTTTGCGGCGTTGAAGACCTTGAGGAGAGCTGGGGCTAGGACATCTCTCGCATCGTCGGAGAGGCTCTTGATGTCTTTCTTGAAGACCGTGAAGGGGTTGGCCTTCCCCACGTCACCGAGCTTGGCTTCTAATTTTCTCGCGTTCTCGGCGGATCCGAGGAGAGCCTGCATAACTGCGCGAGACCGCTGGGCGACCGTAAGGGTCGCCCCGCCGTGTGCGATGCTCGCCTTGGTGATGGCATTCTGAATGTCGAGGATAGACTTGTTTGTGTGGGCGATCTTGTTGATCACCCCCAGGTCGCGCTCCGTGATTTGGGCGCGCCTCACCCTCGCGAGGACAGAGTCTTTCTCCTCACCTGTGGCCGCTGCGATGATGTTTGCATACCGGGCCGCTCTGGTGATGTCCTCCTCGGTGAATCCGAGCTGCCGGAGTTCTACCACATCGGCGAGTGCCTCGGCTGAGGAGCGCACGTCGTTGAGGATATCGCGATAGCCTCTGGCGTTGTCGGCCTGGACCTGCCAGATGCGCGCGCGGCCGAGCAGATCGAACCGATCCTGTGCGAGTTGGAGGACTTTTTCGAGCGCCTGGAACGCTACGACAATCCCGCCGACTGCGCCCGCTGCTACAGCGGCAGCCTTCGCCATCGACTGCAGACGGCCTGCCCCGCCACCAAAAGCCTTGTCTGCCTTGTCCGCGACCTCGCCGAGCTTTTCTTCGGCAGGTCCGGTATCGAGGAGCAGCTTGAGGGTGAGATCTTCGACGGCCATTACTGCCCCCCGTCTGAAGGCTGAGACTGCTTAGAGTACCACGCCTCGGCCTCTTCGCTCAGCGCGCCGCAGATGCGCATCGCGACGCGGTAGGCCGCTGTCTCGCCGGAGATCCCACGGGCGCGAGGGGTCACGCCTCTTCTGTGGGAGCCATACAGATCGAGCGCCGCCTCTGTGTATGGGGCTTTGATCAGGGCCAGTGGGCAGCGCATGGTCTCGACACCTCCAAGATCATAGACGAAACGATCACGAGCAGGGAGGGGGCTTTTCTCGTCACACCCCCAGGCATCTCTCAGGGCCTGACCGCCTGGCCCTCGACACAGGCGGCAGTCGTTGCCGAGCTTGCGAACCTCCCGGATATAGGGCCAGAATGCTGCGGCCCTTAGTCCTTTCCCTCCACGTCGCTGACTGTGCTTTTCTCGATCAGGTACTCTCCGATCATCCCGATCTGTGGGGAGAGTGCGACCTGCGCGGCCTCCGTGAGTTGAAGAAGGCCCAGGCGATTCCGCTCGCGGAGCGGGTCACAGGGGGCAGGGTCCACAGCCTCCACACAGAGGGCGCCGAGCAGCTCATAGGCGCGCTCCATTTTGGCCGCGGCCTCGATGGTTCCGTCAGAGATCCTGCCCTCCGACGCCTCTGAGATCTCATCCTGTGAGACCCCCGCGAGCGCCATCGAGGCGGCGATCTGTGCCTGGGTTGGGTGCCGGTAGGTGTACGCGACACCGCCGGCCTCTACGACGTTTGCAGCGCCCTCAAGGCGGGCGATCAATTCCATGCTTGGAGCCATGGCTCTCTCCTAGAAGCGCACCAGTTGCGCCTTCTCAGGGTTGTTTGAATCGGTCTGGTCGTCACGAATGGCGAAGGTGGCATCGTAGTAGCGATGGCCCTCAACGTCCGTGGACTCAGCCGGGTCTTGGATCTGTGCCTTGCCGCCGATTGCAATCGCGGCAGTGACAGCGTTTCCGACCTGCACCGTGGCCAGCGCGTGGGTGCCGTTGGCCTCCCATGTCTCTTTGGGGGCCAGGCTCTGATTGCGATACACGAGCTTGAGGGTCGAGTCTCGCGTGGTGATAAACTGCCGCTGGCTCGCCGACGTGTCGCGCAGCTGCTGGCGCCCGTGTCCGAGGGTGAACTCGAAGCTATTGAGCGCCAGGGCGGTCGAGTTGAAATTGCTGCTCCCTGCCACGAAGGGCAGGGTCTTCTTCGCCGTCTGCTCGAAGTCGAAGGTGAAGCTGTCCTGCATGTCCCAGGCTTCGCCGTCGAACTCACAGGATGCCTCGACGTTCTTCCCGAAAGTCCCGAACACTCCGAAGGAACAGACACACCCCTGACACTCGACCAGCTGCACGTCCTGGAAATACAGGAACGTGTGGCTCTGGTGACCGGTGTCATCGGGCGTGAAGGTCTCGCCCATGAAGACCTCATCTGTAGGAGAGGGGGTGGCACTGAGCGCGGGAGAGATCGTCATGTAGTCGGTGTCAGCCGGGTCTACGTCATAGACCGCTATCACCTTCGCGGCCTCATTGTTGATCATGACCCAATCGCCCACAGACGGGAGGCTCCCCGCTGTGACGTTGACTGTCGTCGTGGAGTTGGCCGGGGATGTCCCGGCGTTGGCGATCACGAGCGTCCCAGCCGGGGCGCTGCGAGCGCCGAAGGCCCGGAGCAGGTGGGAATACACATCGAGGCGCGGGGTGTCGCCGTTGCCGTTCTCCTGGGTCAGGCCGGGAAGCTCGAATTTAAATGAGCCGGTGGCGGTCTTGAGGCCCTTGTTGGAACTCGGCATGTCAAGGGTTTGCCGCTCGAACTCTGCGCGGGGGAGGTTCTCGTAGCCCACAGAGACGGACACGTCGGAGGATTGGACCACGCCGAAGAGGATGAAGGTCTCGGTGCCAGCCGGGGCCGCAGCCATCGTCTCTCCCACGTTGAGGGTGACGACGCCCAGTGATATCGTCGTCAGGGCCAGCGGGTAGACCTTGCCCTGGAGCGCCGCCGTCGCGGTGTTCGAGTAAAAATACACATAGAGATAATCGAAATCCCCATCAGCCATCGCGGCGAGGTTGTCGTTGTGCGTCGCCCCGCTGGTGGTGTCCACGAGGATCTTTGTGGTGGTGTTGACACCGCCGTCTGCGGTCAGGTTCCAGTTGGCTGTCCCCTGCGTGACCTCGGGACAGAACACCAGGCCGCCGATTTTGGTTGGTTTGAACGCGTTACTCATCGTCTATCTCCTCCGACTCATCGACGGTTTCAACGGGTTGTGACTCTTTTTGTGGAGCGGGTTGAGCGGGAGGCTTGGGCTGTTCTGCCTCGGCCTCTTGTCGCCGTCGCGCGGCCTCTGCCCGTCGCTCCATCTCACCGATCTGTTTGCTCATGGTTCATCCCACCTTGCGTTGAAGCGGACGCCCCAGACGAGGCGTTTGTCTTGTGGTGACCGTGTGATTGTTGGAGCGTCCCACCCGTAGAGCTGGCGGGCGACCGCCGTCGTGGGATAAACGAGCGCCTCGAACACTGCGCGCGCTCGGCTCTCGACGGTCTGGCTCTGGGTCTCCACAGAGGTGCGGAGTTCGGTGCCCACCTCGATGCGGAGCTGCCCGCGCCATTGCGCGGGGGAGAGCGCCAGGTCGGGCCAGGGCTGCGCGCCGGTCTCGTTGATAATCAGATAACAGCCGTCGAAGTTGCCCCGACCTGCCGAGGCCAACGACCCATCACGCGGCTCTGCTGCCGCCGTGAGGCCAGCACCTTGAAGCGCCGAGTTGATGGCGGTGAGCAGCTGCGCGTAGGTCATCGAAACACTCGAATCCCCGAGAGGTGCTGCTCCTCCGTGGGAGCCTCCACGATCCCGTCGTCGTCGGTGTCGATCAGCTGGCGGGACATGGCCGCCTCGAAGGCGCCCTGACCGAGCCGCTCAAACTGCTCGTGCTTGTAGACATCCTCCGAAAGCGCGGCGCCGTCGAAGGAATTGTTGAGGAAAAAGTCTGACAGCGTCCAGTACTCATGGGCGCGACTGAACGTCTCAGGCAGGAACAGATCGCCCGCGTGGCGGCCGGTCTTTTGCTCGACGAGCTGCGTGATGCGATCCCACGCGCGGGCTCGATACGCGGAGAAGTCGCTCTCCGTGCTCGGCAGCTGCGCCGTGAGATACGGGTGACGGGCTGTGAAATCGGTGTCGGTCAGCTGGCTGGCGAAGCGCCGCCGGACGACCTCGAAATACGTGTCCCGGAGGTACGCCGCCGTGTTGAGTGACCACCGCGCGCGGTAGTACTCGCGGGTGCCAGAGCGTTGGTCTGAGCTGTACTGATAGGATCGGGGAAACGTCGCCGTGGTCCACGTCCGGGTGTAGGTGGCTGTGTGCCCAGAGGTGGTGATACCTGTGGACGTGGCCGCGACGAGTTCCGCACCACCGGGAGAGTAGATCGTGATCGTGTGCGTCCCGCTCAGCGTGATCGCCGCCTGCGTGATCGGGTCAAGGAGACGCAGTAACAGCGAATCACTCTGACCCTGGACCACAACCTGCGGCATAGACGCACTCGACATGATCTATTTCCCCTTGGCTTTGCTGGCCTTGCTGCCCTTCTTGGCGGCGGCCTGCTCGGCGAACTCTTGGAGGGTGAGCAGCTTGAGCTTGCCCCGCTGCTCTAGGCTCTCTGCGTACGGTCCGTACTGGAGCAGCGCGTTGATTGCGGCGCGCGCGCTCAACTGCTCTGGTCCGGCGATCGTGATGTGCTCGCGGATGCCGAGGTACGTCCCATTCTCGATCATGACGGGCTTGCCCACAGGCGCGACGATAAAGGTTCTCCGGCTCTCTTTGATGTGCCGTTTGCGACAGCCGATCAAGAACGAGAGGGCCTCATATCGCCACTGTGGCGGGAGTTCGAGCGCTTCGTTGAGATCGAAGTCGTCGGACTTTTCCCACGCCTCCAACACCTCGCGGCGCTGGAGTTCGTCGCGTAGGGCGAGCCAGGCGCCACGAGCGCGTCCGTCAGATCGAGACAGAAATTCTTGGAGCAGAGAGTCTTGCATTGGTTCGCCTATCGCCCGTCAATCGGGCGGTTGGGGTTGTGGCCGAGGGTTACGCCTTGGACGCTTCCCACTTCAAGCGGAATGTGTGCCCGCTCAGGTCGGTGGTGCCTGCAGCCTCGGAGCCATCGGCCGGATCGTAGACGATCAGCTTCTTGTTGGCGTAGTCGTAGAGCGCCACGTAGTCGAGCACATTCGCCGTCTCCTTAGGGGTGCCGCTCGCGTCGCCGACCTGCTCACAGATCACGGAGTAGGGGTCGTTCCCCAAGCTCTCGTCGGTGGCCAGGTCGATCGCGAAGCCGCCCTGGACGTAAGACGCGGGGCCTACGGTGCTTGCGACGCCGCGCGCGATGCCGTCATTCTCGCCGCTGGCGAGGCTCTCGTTTGCTCTGAACACGGTTGTGGTTGCCATGTCTCATCACTCCTCTGAAGAAAAAAGAAAAAGCGAAACACCCCGACTCATCGGGGTGCGTCAGGTCAATCGCTCATCAGGGAGCGGTGGTGGCCAGGCCGGTGATCGCGCTCTGGTGGTACGGGCTGGTACAGCAGAGGTTGCCGTAGACTTTGAGCATCATGGCCTTCGAGTCCGTGCCGGTCTCGACCTTCTCGAAGCCGATCGGGCTGCCCTCATACATCATCTCCTCGTCCTGGAGAGGAAGCTCGTCCTCTGGGCGGTGATCGAGGAATCGGAACTCCAGATGGTCCGTGTTCACCATCCACACCTCGTCCGTCGGGACGGAGCGCATGTTGTAGATCGGGATGTCGAAGCCCGAATCGACGAAGCGCGGAGCGACGGATCCACCCACGCCACCGGGGGCGAAGCGGATGTCGCCAGAATACAGCGTCATGTAGCGTTGGAGCTGCAGGGTGCTCATCCACAGTTCGCAGTTTGGTCCGATTGCGCCGCGATTGTCGGCGTTTCGGACCAAGGTTCGCAGCATCGTCTTGGTCAGCGTGGCTGCGCCGCCTGCCACGATGTTCGCCTGCCACAGCGGCTGTCCGCCCTGGGCGATCGTCGCGTAGGTGTTGCCGGTCGAGAGAAACGCCTTGAATCCGTCGATATCTTTGCCGCCGTTTCCGGTGCCGTCGGAGGCGAGCTGGTCGGCGATCGCGTCCATGATCGACTGGAGCGCATCCTTGATCTGGCTGGTCATGGCGGGGATCGCGTTGCGGGTGGCGGCGCCACCAGTGGCGAGGCGGATCAGGTTGTCTGTCGCGACCATCTCGCCCACGCGTTTCCACCCGATCGAGGCGTCGTCATAGGTCGGCTGCGTGGCGACCGGATACGCGTCACCAGCGCCGAAGGATGCGGCGCTTTTGCCCGCGACCTTCAGGCCCCACTCGCGGACGTAGCGGTTGTTGCCATCAGCGCCGCCGATGAAGACTTTGCCAGCTCGTCGCAGTCGCCCAAGCAGCGAGCGCTCAGGCGCGAACGAGTTGCCTTCACCCTCGCGAACGACGAGGTCAACGAACAGTTTGCCATAATTCTCGTGGAGCAGATCAGTAAGATCCGAAAATGCCATGTCAGCCATGATGTTCTCCTGGGTTTACCAGGCGATCTTTTTGCCGCGCAAACCTGCTGCGACTCGCCTGGTGGCCTCTTCCATGTTTTTGGGTGGGGCTGGCTTCGGATCGCTGGCCCCTGCTCTTGCTCTTGTCATCGGATTGACGGACGGTTGCGCGCCGCCTTCGGGTGTTTCCGGCGCCCCGGCCTGCCCGATCTTCCCTCCGGCCTGGAGCGTCTGCATCGTCTGGAGCTGCTTGACTGGATCATCGCCAGCCAGTGTCTCCACAAGTGAGCGGTCCTCGGCGCTCAGGCTCGCGAGCGCGGCCTGAGTAAACTGCTCCATCTGAGCGGCGGCAGCAGCTGCCCAGTCGGGGCCCTGCTCTGGCGCGGGAGGCGTCGGTGTTTCGACCTTGGGTGTCTCGGCCTTCGGCGCTTCGGGCGTCTCGGCCTTGGGTTTCTCTGGCACAGCAGGAGGAGCGGGGGGGACAGCGGGGATAGCTGGGGGCGCCATCAGAAACACGGGCTGCACCGGCGCGGGGGCGGGTGCTTGCGTGGGGGTTGGGGCTGGCGCCGTCGGGGCTTCGGGCGTT